AGCATGAACGTTCAAGATTTTCCTTGAGATACTCTATCTTCTGTTTAATTTGATCTTGGTATGTTCTTATTGGTTGATTCTTGTAGTCATGAACATCAAATCTTAATGCCTTCTTTTTAAAGATTATACATAGAACTTGATTGTCACCTTGACCGTAGAGTTCGTAGTTTATCACTTTCGCTTGAACCTCTATAACATATATCATAAGAAGAAGTGTAACTAGAGTCCATCCCTTCTGTCTTTGCCCTTCAAACCCGCCAAGAAAGCCATGAAACCAAGTCGTATCATTAGTATCTGGATCTATTGACTGGCTATGATCTGTGCAAACTGATAAAACTGACGGGACACAAAATCGAGAAGATATGTAAATTCTACAAGATTTAAAGAACTGATGGGTATAAGTATAGACATTTGTAAAATTGAACACTTCATCAATGAACAAGAAGATAAGATACGTATTTTCGTCTCTGAAGGTTGTATTCCACTTGCTAAAGTCTATATTCATAACTATTTTAATAACATCACTGGATTCAATGTTTGCCATTTTACTTTTCTTCCTTGATGCCTGAGCTGATGTCTGATCCATAGACTGTTGTGGAAAGAACGAGAACAACGCTTTCTTAAGGCAATCTTCTGTCACTGCAAACCATAGCTTCATGTGTAATGTTAACATTGCAAAAAGTCTCGCCGTTGGCTTGTGTTCTTTTTCCTTAGCTGTGACTCCTACAACTTTCCATGCTTCATCTGCTCCATTCTTACTAACATAGTCAACTAAGTCTTTTGCACTCAATATATCTCCTGCTAAAAATCTCTGTATTCCCGCGCGAACTTTGCAACCAAGATTAGATTTCACCTCCTCTGCTATATACACCTGATTATAGACTGTCCAGAGTTGATGAAGCTCAGGTGATATTGCTCGATCTTTCATATAAGTTCCTAAGTCAACGTCAAAAATAGGATCAAGACTACCGCGGACTTTAACATTCCTCCACTGAAGTAAATTATAGTACTTGCTCTTATCATCATATTTCCATTTTTCTTCTACAACCTTGTAAAGATGATCAGTTTTCTTCCCGATGTAATAAGAATTTGGTGGGTCTCTATTATGTATCTGGCGATATGACAAAAAGAACTGGCGACGACATAAAGCATCTAGATAAGCCATTACTTCTTGATTGACCTTCTTTTCACATCTACCATACTCAACTAATGCCGACATTGCCTCTTCTTCATTAACTACAGGATAAGACCATACCTTAAATAATCCGAAGCATTGTACTATCTGACATTCCGAGCATTTACTTAAATCATTGACCATGTCCTTCGTTGCGTCCATTAGCTTAGGAATATTAGTAGACTGTATTTCTTTCATAATAGTGCTCAAAAACATGTCATTATCGAAGTCATCATACTTTTTCAATATTACACCAGTTATCAAAGACTCATAGTTCGAAATAACAGAATATCCATCATTTCCAAGCTCCTCAAGTACACATAATCCCCAATGAAAAACTGTCCTGATGGTCTTTGTTGACGGATATCCTGTTCCCATATTGTTAAATGACGTACTGGATAATAGAAGAGCAATAGACCTTTTCAACATTAGATCTCGCCAGCTGAGTAATACGTCATAAGGGTAAATTGAGTAACAATCATTATTCTCCCAGATTACCATTACAAACGTGTCATAGATGTGCACTTGAGCATTGTTTATAAGGTTCATAGATACATACTTCTCTTTTAATGCACCGC